TTGGAGGTGCTCATGGTGGACCTTCAGAGAGACAAGCTGCGGTTGGTGGGGGTTCTAAATCACTTAGTGCAGCACTAACACAAATAAAAGTATTCCCACAAACCGGAGCTTTCGATGCTGGTTCCATTTCTATTATGTATAAGTAGGAGATTAAGATGAGAGAATTTACCGCCGTTGTTTCCCACAGCAATGGAGCTATTACTAAGTACCAAGACTTCGACAGCAAGGCAGAAGCTGATGCTCATGTCGCCACGTATGGTGGCAAGGTTGTCCAAGATTTAGATAATCAATTAGCTTACTGGAATGTTAGTGGTGACACGCCATCTAAAGATACGGATCAACTAGCCGCAGATACCCTAGCGGGTAAGTGGGCAGCGATTAGAACACAGCGGGACACGTTGATGGCGCAATCAGATTGGATGGCTATGCCAGACAGTCCCGCTATTTCAGATGCTTGGACTGCATATCGAACTGCACTAAGAAATCTTCCGGCTAGTCAGGCTGATCCTGATGATATTGTTTGGCCTACTGCACCGTAAAGGATTAACAAATGTCTGCATTAAAAACTGACACAATAACAACGATTACAGCCAATACCAATCTCACCCTAAATGGCACAGGCACAGGCGGGATTAGAATTGGTACAGGCTTTGGTGCTTTTCAACAGACTGCTTATGATCTTGGAACAAATGCAAGTGGCACAGAAACTCTATCGGCTGTGAACGGGAACATACAATCTGGGATCAATGGTGGCGCACATACTCTTGCACCACAAGCTCAACTGTCTACTATCGTAGTTCAGTACACCAACAACGCCTCTGCCGGAACGCTGACCACTTCTGGCTATACAAAAGTTACTGGCGATGATTTAACGACAACGAACGGAGACGATTTCATGATGTATAGTACCGTAGTTGGCTCGTTTAAACACCTTAACGTAGTGGCTTTGCAATAATGTTAATGCCGATCTACTCCCCTCATAGTCTATCAGTTGCTACCTCAACATGGATTGCGGGAGTAAGCAATACGTCCGCAGCAACAACGTGGACGCAAGCAGATCAAAATATTGGTACAGCAGCAGCAGATCGTGTCATTGTTATAGGAACGCACAATGATGGTTACCCCACCGGGACAGACATAACTGGTGTGACTATTGGTGGAAGTGCAATGACTCAACTAGCCGAAATTAACATAGTAGAAGGTCGGATGGAAATGTGGGCACTTGCTTATCCTTCAGGAACTACCGCAACTTTTGTAATTACATACGCATCATCTACCAACCCTCGAGCAATGCACATTTTCAGTTTAAACGGCACGGGCGGTGCAACTGGCGTTAGTGATATTGATACACACGCTGGGCCAAATGCTGGCAACTCTAATCAAATTACAAGTGTAAACTTAGACGTACCTAAAAACGGTACTGTAATTGCGGTTTCTTATAATCAAGCATACTCTAGTGACGGTGCTTGGACAGGCGTAGATTTAGATAATCGAGTAAATGCGACTGGTAATCAATTTTTTGAAGGGGCTAGTAAAGACTACGCTTCAGCATCTGCGGGACAACTTATAAAAAGAGATTGGACTACAGGACAACGTGTAGGCTTGATAGCAGCGACTTGGGGTTAAAAGGAATTATTATGGATTACTTATTTAAAAAAGCTGATAGCTCTGCAACTAGTTTAAACGGCACTGTTGGCAAAGTTAAACTGCCAGAGATGACAGGTGGCGATGTAGTCTTTACAGGTGACCAACGTCCTGTAGACTTAGGCAAGTATATTCTTGTAAAAGCTATTGAGGTATCAGAAAAAGTTACCGCAGCTAAGAAGCGTGGGCCAACTACTACTACCATTGATGGTGACAATCAAACAGTAACGCTTACGCATACTGCCGTTGCTCTATCTACGGCTGAGAAAGCACAGATAGAAATTTATAGGCTTGAGGCTTTGGAGACACCAACTAAATTAGCCGAAGCTGTGCTTACTGATGATGGCAAAACTTGGTTACAATCTAACAGAGATTTAATTCAGACTGAGCTTGATAAGTTGTAGGAGGTTAGATTGTTTTCATTAATATCAGGTCTTCTTGGCCCAGTTATCAGTGGTGTATCTGGTCATTTTAAAGGTAAACAAGAAATTAAAAAAGCTCAAATTACTGGGGCTGCTAAACTTGCTATAAAAAAAGAAACTGGTGATCAAACAATTGAATTAACTGATGCTGAATGGGAATCAATTGCTGTAAAATCTACTAATGACAGTTGGAAAGACGAATACGTTACAATTATTATTACCTTACCAATAATTGGAGTAATGATAGGAGCCGTCTGGAATGCCTTTACAGCCAATGATCGACTACTAACAGGTACATTAGCAGGGATCAAAGAGTTAAACGCTTTAGGACTCAACTGGGACACTCTCACTACCGCTGTAGTCTTTGCAGCTATCGGACTTAAAGTTTGGAGAGCTAAATGACATGGACCCTATTACTATCGGCCTTGCTATTGCGGGAGCTAAAAAGTTACTAGATACTGCTACTGATATTAAAGACATAGCGGGTTCTATAGAAAATTTATTTAATCATACAGAAAAAGCTGCAAAAACTAAAAAGCCAAATAAAGGCGAAACAAGTATAAAGTCAGTTGTTGCAGATGTTATTGAAGAACGTAACAACAAGACCAGACTACGAAACCTTGAGATAGATATTGATAATAAGTTTGGTTTTGGTACATGGGCAGCTATTAAAGAAGAACGTGAACGAAGGCTAGTTAAGGCAGCTAAAGCAAAGAAAGCCAAAGATAAAGCAAGTGCTAAGTTCTATGCTACTTCTCTTTATTGGTTAGGAGAGTTTGGAAAATTGCTTGCTGTTATTGCTCTGTCAGGTGGCGCAGGTTATGTTATCTGGATTAATCGCTGCGTAGATGGGGTATGTTAGGATGCTGTTTGAAGTAGGTGTTTATAATCAACGTGTCCGTGATTGCATCAGAGGCGGTGATGATTGGAAGAATGATCTAGGTATTTCAAAAGATTTTGAAGAAGTACTTTATTTTGAGTTTACTTCTAAAAGCAAAGCTGCATTAAAGAAAGCATTAGATAAAGAATTTCCACCTACGTTTGGCTACATAATAGAATGTATAATAGAGGTTAAAAATAATGAGTGAAGATATTCCTCTTGCTAACACAGTAGCTAAACTGGCTTCTAACTTGAATGCTCATGAGAAGGTCTGTGTTGAGCGTGGTAAGAATATAGACATACAGTTTGCAGGGGTTAACTCAAGGATAAAACGCCTTGAAGTTATTATCATGTCTACAACAAGTGTTGTTATTTTGTTATTGATTGGTCTTGTTGTAAAAGGTTTATAGATGCCTGAGATCATACTACCACAAAGTTGGTTAATGTGGGCAGGATTTATTGTTACTGTTACTATTGGACTAGCTATTAAAGACTTAGCAACAGATTTAGTCGCAGCGTTTAAATGGAAAGCTACTCCAGGTTTTGAACCTATGGACACATGTATACTTGATGGTGAGAAAGTAGTCATTATACATATTGGATTACGAGAAACAATCTTTGAACACAATGGTAAATTTGGGAGGACTTGGCAGTACATTCCTTCATCTTTAATACAAAGACATGAACTACGTAGAGTAGTCGGAGATGATAGAATGTTAGATCATAAAATTAATGGAGAAGACTAATGGGGAAATCCGTTAAGCATTATTTTAAAAATGGCAAAGAGCATAAAGGGTCTACTCATAAAATGCCTAATGGTCAAATGCACTCTAATAAAACACATACTAAAACAAGCAAGCCTGTTATGCACTTTAATAAGTTGTCAAAGACTTCAAAAAAAGTAGCAAGGTCATAATGGCAACTCCTAGAAAAGGCAAAGCTAAAGTTAAAGTAACATCTAGCGGTAAGCGTGTTAGTTTTGGGCAAGCGGGTCCAGCTAAAGGTGGTGGACCAAGGGTACGTCCGGGTACTAGTAAGGGTAATAGTTATTGTGCCAGAAGTTTAGGTATAAAAAAGAGACTATCTAAAAAGAAACAAAGTAATCCAAACACTCCTAACAATTTATCACGTAAGCGTTGGAAATGTTCTGGAGCAAAGTCAAGGAAGTGACAATGTATCGGTTTATTTCGTTAGCAACTATTCTTATTGTTTTAGCTATGTTTACTGCATGTTCTACTGTAGAACCTTTGGCAATTAAAAAAGAAACAGTCGTTTGTAAAAAAGATATGAATTGGCATGAATGGGAAATTAAATTTGCCCCAGCTATAAACATGATACCTGATTTAAGTGTTGAAAATCGTTTTAGAGTTTTAAATGGTTTTAATTCTACAAAACCTCTTACTGATTTTAACCCTGATAGAGTTTTTTTAATTACTGCTCCTAACACATTATTTCCTACAAACACACAAATATTAGTATTTTTTATTAATGATGAGTGTGTCACATCAATTACTCCTGTGCCTACCGAAGTTATTCATGAGTGGTTGCTTGGGTCTGAATCAAAAATTGATTTAAAGGTTTAATATGGATAAAGCTAAACTTAAAGAAGAAATAATTAGAGATGAAGGTCTCCGTGTTGAACTTTATATAGACAGTGTAGGTAAAGCTACAATAGGAGTAGGTCGTAATATAGAAGACAATGGTATTTCTAAAGAAGAAGCATTTATGATGCTTGAGAATGATTTAGCTGTAACTGAGTCCGAATTAAACTATAGACTTCCTTGGTGGAGAGACTTACCTGATGATGCACAAAGAGCTTTAGCTAACATGTGTTTTAATTTAGGATGGCCTAGACTTAGTTGTTTTACAAAAATGATTAACCATTTAAAAGAGAGAGAGTTTTTTGAAGCTAGTGAAGAAGCTTTAGAATCAAAATGGGCTAAACAAGTAGGATTAAGAGCTTCTAGAATATCAGAGTTAATAAGGAATGCTTAATGTTTTACCTTGCTTTTTATTAAAGTTGATGGTATAATATAATGTATATACAAAAAGAAGGGTTACTCAAATAATGGCGTATCGTCAAGTTATAAATAAAGTACTTACACGCCTTCGAGAAGATACTATCTCTGTTGATTGGACAGGGAGTGTTAATGACTCTACTGTTTTAGATAGTTATCAAATTTTAATAGGCGAGTTAGTTAACGAAGCTAAAGAAGTTGTTGAAGACGCATGGAATTGGGGTTCTTTAAGAACACTAGAAACAGTGACTACTGAGGCTTCTACAGCTACCTACACTATGTCTAATCTTGATTCAAGAGCACGTATTATTCAAGTTATAGATACTACTAATGATCTTGTTCTTACTCAAATTTCAGATGATGTTTTTTATAGGTATACTTATTTAGGCACTCCACAAGTAGGACAACCTACGTACTATAGACTTAGCAATAATAAAATTTCTTTTTATCCTACACCAGCAGCCGCTTACGCTGTTATAGTACACGCTGCACAACCTCAAAGTGATTTA